TGGACCTTGGAACTCAACTTTACCATTGAAGAAGTTGTAGATCTCAGAACGGAACAAGTCAAGTGTGAAGTTATTTTTGTTGTATACTCTTTTGAATGAGTTATCCAACTGCTTCCAAAGACCCACAGACAATCTAACATCATCTGGACCATCTTGACGTACTCTACCACCATGACCCCACATTAAGTAAGTCTCAATGTCAATTGCAATTTTGCTCAAGTGAGCAGCTTCCATGTTAGTCAAGAATGTACGTGACAAGTTACCATTGTCAAATGCTTTTTTAACAGCATCTTTACCCATTACTTTAACCATATCTTCCAAAGAAGAGATAGATGGGTCCATAGTTTTGTCAAAGTTTCTCCAGATCTCAGTTACAGGAACTGTACCATCTGCATTCATACCACCCTTGATCATCAAGTCAGCACGGCTAGAGATAGAGTAGTGTACGTGAGCTTCTGCACCACCTACGTAGTTGTAGAATTCACGGAAACCTGCATTAGTGATGATGTCAGAGAATCTCTCACCATACTCACCTCTTGCAGAACCTTTACGGAATACTTTAGTACCATTAGCCAAATACTTGTCATCAAGATATTTGTAGTTGTCATTGTTTACCAATTGCACAGTATAGATATAACCATCACCTAATGGGAGGATATCTTCTTGTGTAATGTACATCTCAACACCATTGTATTTGTCATAAGTGATGATATCACCATGTCCAAATTCTCTTTTGTTGAGTTTGATGCGGAATGTAGTTCCATCAACACCTTTAAAGTTGTTGTCTGGTTCAATATCCTCAACAATGTAAGGAAGGTCAATAGAGACAGGAGTCTGCCATCTGTATTCCCCACGTGCGTTATCAACCATGATAACATTTTTTCCACCAAATGATGACATTTGGTAAAGAGGCATTTCTACCTTTTGGGACATAGCCCAAAGGTCCACTGGACCAAGGTCCATTGGCTCTGCATCTTTCAGCATGTTCACCAAGTGGTAAGAATCCACATGGGAACTTGCGTTGTAAGCGGTATCCCTAAGGAATATACCATTGTTCATTACTGGAGTTGCCATTGTATATATTAATTTAAATTGTTACTAATTAAAATCTCTTGAACAAATTATTTGGTCTAGAGAGGGTTCTTTGTGGTGCTTTAGAAGATCTTCTAGAATCAGCTTCATCATCTATACTTGATGATGCAATTTTTCTAGACTCTTCTGTTTTTAATTTTCTTACTGTATCTTCTACAGCTTTTTTACTTCCAAGATCTTTTACTCTTGCTTTATAACCATCTGGATCTGCAAGTAACCAAAGTGCCTCAGCAATAAGATCATGTCTAGGTTCTACAAACTGATACTTCTCAAGTAAGTGTCCTAACATGTTAGTTTGCTTTCCTGATATTGATGGGTAATTTGGTTGAACAAGACCAGCATAAAGCATGCTCTGAACTTTTTTATCAAGTTTGATACCACCAATATCTCCTGCTGACAGAGTAGTATATACATTATCTTGGTAAGCTTTTGCTTGTTGTTGCTGCTGTTGTTTAAGAGCTTCTTGTTCTGCTAACTTTCTAGCCATTACCTCTTCTTGCATTCTATCCAACTTTGGTTTAAACTGTTGAGCTTTTTGCTCTAGTTTACCCATATCAGCCCAATCATTAATTTCTGCTTCAATTTCTTCAGCGTTACCAAATCTTGTAGCATACAAATATTGTCTTGCAATTTCTGCTTGATCATATTCATCTGTAGGATCTAGTTCTCTAATTTCTTCTACTTGTGCTAGAGTTCTAAATAGACCTTTAAGATCTTGACCACCATCTGCTACATACTTAGCAGCATATTGAAGTTCTTGAGGTAAAGCTTCAAAAAACTCTCTTGGAGTATCTTGTCTTACTTTATTCTCTCTTTCTTGGAAATTAGCTTCAAATAATTCACGGAAGTCTTTAGTAGTATATTCTTCTAATGGTTTATCATCATCAAAAGGAATAAGTGTACCTTCCTCAATCATTTTCATTGCTAATTCAGAAAGCCCGGACTTGTCAACTTTTGGTCTACCTTTATTTCCGGTTTCTTCTTCTTGAGTGATCATATCATCAAGTTGAGCAATAGCATCATCTACATCTGCAGAAGTTGCTGCACCAGTTGTACTATCTGAGTCATCAGACTTAGTAGTACTCTTGTCAAGGAACGAAGTGTCTACATCTTTTGGTTTAGAAAAGACTGACTGTTTTGCATCATCATCTGGAGTATCTGAAGGAAGCAATACACTTTCTGCTCCAGGCATTCCAAATAACTCATCAATATTTACATCTACTTGACCTACCGTTGTAGTGTCTAGTACCTGATCTTCTTCAGGTTTTTTTGTTGGTTCTCCCATCTTTGTTGGTTTTTGGTTATAATTTAATATACAAATTAAACTTCAAATATTTAAAGACTAAGTAAAATTTTTTGCACTATATGGCTAAACTACTTTTTCTTCTCTGAAGATTTATCAAATTTGTTTTTATTTTCTCTTGCAATCTGTAATTGCTTGTCTGCAATCTCTCTTTGAGCAGTTAGTTTTTCACGTTCAATCTGAAGCTTTTGGTTCTCTCTAAGATTCTCATTAGCTTGTTTTTCTCTTTGTAAAGACATCTGTTCACTATATTGCTCAGATTGTCTTATCTGATCCATTTGGTCAGCAAAGTCAGATTGCATGTTTTGGTTCATATCCTGCATAGCTCCATAACCAGAGGCTCTGATTTCTGCAATAAGAATATCTTTTTGTCTATTCTTCTCAGCTTCTGCCATATCAAAGTCTCTCTTAAGCTGTTCTTCTTGAGCTTTAGCTTGAAGTTGTTGATCTTGCATTTGCTGTGCTTGTTGCATTTCTTGCTGTTTTATCTGTTGTTGTTTTTCTTCAGATGTTTTAAGCACTTTATTAAGTTCAGCAATAGAGTCAGATTGTACTACTTTACCTAAATCATAAATAGATGCTCCTGTGGTATTATTTTGCATTGCCATAGATTTTAACTGTTCAAGAATAGCTCTATGGTTAGCAGTAGTACTAGCAAAAATATTGAGATCTCTCATCAATAAATCCGTACCATTTATTTGAAAGTTTACTTTTTCATCAGCAGATGTCATATAAGTAAGTCTCAAGGATGGTTTAGTAGAGTGATAATACTGGGCCAAGTCTGTACGCATTTGGTGTACTCTAGGCATCAAGTAATCACAGTGTTGAATAAAGTATATCTCTGTTTGAGCATATGATGCTGCAACAGCTTGTTCTACTCCAGTAGCAGTTTGTTGTGATATCTGTTGACCCATTCTTTGTGGATTCACTCCAATTACTTCATATGCTTGTTGTTTAAAGTAATTAGCAAGTTGAATCCTAGACATTAATCTGTTTGTTTGTTCTAGGTCAAGTTTTTGGAAATGCTGAAAGTTTAATGCATTTTCTGTATTTGCAATAGATGTATCAAGAGGAAGAATCTGGAAGTTCTTCATTGCTACATATGCTTTTGCATAGTTACCTTTACCCCAGTCCTCACCAAGTGAATGTCTAGGTAAAGAGTTTTGATCTAATAAGATTACAGTGCCTAGTTCATCTACTAAGATATCTGCAATCTGATTGTTTACAATATTGTATCCAATCTGATATGGTTTCATTAAATCAATAAGAGCTGTAGACTTAGTATTTCTATCTGAGAATACAGCTCCTTCTACAGGAAGTTTACAACCATATAGAGTACTGTCCCCTTTAAATTGGAATTTAAGTGGTCCTACATGATTTCTATCAATTCCAATATAAATTGGAGTAAAGCCACCTGGGTTATTCATACCCCAGAATGAAGGAATATTTGGACCGATTTTTACACCACCCCAGGTTTCATTAATCCAGATCCAATCAATATGCTCACCAAGAATAAGATTATCTTTAGTTTTATTCTTAAATAATCTTGTGTCATATACAGGCTTTTCAGTTACCTTATAATCTTCTGTGATTATCTCATTAATAACTTGACCTTCTTCAGTAATTTTAGTTAAGTGACCCACCTTTCTTTGTGACTTCCAATATACTGTAGTTACTCTTAAAAGGTATGCTACTCCCTGATCATAATAATCTTCACCTTCTGATAAAATATGATTGATAACATCACCTCCATCATATACAGAACCTGCTACTGCAGAAGTATATTGTCTATATGCTAATGATGGCATATTGGTATTCCAGTCATGAGACTTAGTTGCATCATAGAATGAACCATCATTTTGTAAACCACCAATTGTATAACCTGCAGATCTAATAGGATAAATAGCTTCTAATGCTGCAAGTTGTTCTTCATCCATAATGTAACCATATCTGTCAATTACATCAGCTGCAGTCATCATATCTGTTTTACCTACCCACTGTGCTTGAGAAATATACCTTGCATCTGGAGACTTATGATAAAATGTAATAACTGGATTCCATAGTTCTACTTCATAATCATCTTCCATCATACGGAAATGCCAGAACTCTCTATCAGTAATTAGTGAATCTCTGAATCCTCTTTCCTCTAATTCATCCATTCTGAATCTTTCAACATCTACTTTATGTTGGTGAGTTGCCCATTCTTCAACCATAGATCTATAGTCCTTTTTAAAGAACTGTTCAATCTCAGGAAGAGTTCTAAGATTTTCTGGAGATAATTGTTGTTGTACTTCTGGTGATTCAAAGTCAGCACCTTGCTCTAATAATGCAGCACTTAATTTTACTTGAGCATCTGATAAAAGAACTTCTTCTACCATCTTTCTCTTTTGCTCTAACATCTCATTATATGAGAATTCATCAACGGCTCTATATGTAAGTTTAGTAGATCTCTTAGCAAATTCTGCTACAAGTACATTAACTACATTAGGAATAATAGGGTAGAACTTAAGCTCTAATGCAGATACATCTTCTTTTGTTAGTGTTTCAATGATGTCACTATATTCATTATTTTCTTCAATAATGTAATCAGTTCTGTCAATAATACCCTTAGCAAGCTTATAATTTTTCATAAGTCTACGGGCATTCCTACGGATTTGTTTTAATCCTTGCCACTCAATCCAGTCTAAATTCCAAGCTGCCCATTCTGCATCTTTATCTTTTGATGGAATGAACTGTAAAGGTTGGGTAATACTACCCATCCGGTTTTGCTCAACCTTAGCACCATTTTTAAGTTGTATAGCATTATATACCTTCATATTCTTTATTTAAGGTTTCTAAAAGCTGATCTTTTAAAAACTTGCCCATTAATAACTTTAGACCCACCTCCCATATGACGGAAAGGGGTCCTATTTAATTTAAACAAATTATCTGACTTTTGCAAGTTTTTAGAAGCATCATCCATTATCACTCTTTTAGAATAACCTCTGTTGGCTTGCTGAATTCTCATGAATGCAACTAATGCAGCAAAAGACACAAGTCTATCCACGTTTACTCCATCTGCATATTCTTGCATTTCTTTAAGCAACATAGGATCTGGTATCCTTTCTATTCCATACTTAGTCCTTACAATAGTACCATCAGTTTTAGTTTCTACATCTAGTTCTTCTTTACAATATTCAATAGCATAACTTAACAAGTGAGCTTTAAATAGTGTACCAGTATTTTTCCAACCATACTCCTGGAATACGTTAGCATTTGCACCAAGGTCTTTTAAGAACATGATCTGACTCTTTGGCACAAGATACCTTTGTTTCTTTCTTGACATCATATACTGGATAAACAATGAGATGTTGTTCTCAATTACTGTCCAAGCATTATACCATTCTATAATAAGTTCTAGTCTCTGGTGAGTTTTATTAATATCATCAAATCTACCACACCAAGCAGCTACAATCTTATCGGGTTCTATATAGGTTTCTGTTTCCCCCATAGTTACTCTTGTAACCTCTACAGGAGCTTTCATAATGTAAATTGAACAGAGAGATTCTGAAGTTGTTGTTTTACCTTCAGAAACGGGGTCAATGGAAGCATAGTACTGACCAAAAGTAGGATCCTTAATAGGTCTTTCCCATACTACAAGGACCCCGGTTTTATCTTCTGTTTTTTTACTTATTGGAAATTCTTTAATAGGTTGTTTATCTGTAGACTTTACTGCTACTTTACCATTTTCATCTGTAAATATATCAAGGTATTCATAAGCATATTCTTTTTCCTCAATTCTTTTTGATTGTGCAGCTACTAAGTGGGAAGGGAATATTGATACAGATCTGTGTGCAAAGGCTTCTTGAATATTTCTAGGATGCTGAGAAATACGTAACTGGTAATCTTCTGGAGAAAGTTCTTTCTTCCATTGTTCAAATTGAGCATCTAAAGCTATGAGAGCTTCTTCTACTTTAGAATTACCAAAGTCATCTATGTATGGAGGCATTGACCATTGTTCAGGAATAAATAAACCTGACAAACCTACAGTTCCTTTATTGTCTATAAGATTACTTTCTACAGCATAGATATCTTTAGAAAGTGGGTTAAGGATCATATCTCTTAATGGATTACACTGAGACAAGTCACCCACAGATCCTGCTGCAATAAACATCCCTGTAGTAACCATACCAGATCTCATGGCTGGGCGCATATACTCATATGTTTGGTCCATCTTAGGTGCAATTCCTGCTTCCTCATGGAAGAAGTATTTTACCGGACCCCCTACACCATTTGTTGGATCTTTCTCAAATGACATACCTTGTATAGTACCTTTGAGACCAACTTCTGTTTTTCTATCTCCTTTTCTTACTTCAATCTTCTGTTGCCACATCATCACCTTGTCTGGAGACATAGGTCTATACCATGCTGTATGCTCATTTAAGAAGGCTGCATATTCTTGTAAGAATTTCCAGGATCCCTTCTCATTAATGTAATCTTTAAGGCTTGCTCCCATTTTAAGAGTAACCCCAGCCTCAAACCATTGCTGGTTTATAAACTTACCCATATGGTAATAAGAAGATGCAATCTGACGTTTCTTTAGAATAGCAGAATGCTTATAGTTTAATTCAGCTAATAACTCATAAAGAGCCATATGATACTGTGCATCCCTAATCTTAGCAAAGTCAAACTTCTGTTGTTCTTTGTCAAAGATTGGTAGAAAGTTAAGCCACATGTAATATTCTCTTGCAAGAAACCATGTGTTATTACTTTCTTTAACAATTACTCCTTTTCTACATTTTTGTTTTTGGTCATCCCAGTAGTTAATGAAGTCTTTTGATTTGAACGGGGCTGTGCAATATACTCCTGTATCTCTAAACTTTCTTGACTCAGATATAAATACCTGATTAGTTGTATTGTTGAATCCGTACTTACCGGGTTCTTTGAAAACCCCAAATATAAAGTTGCTGAAGTCCTGTCTGGATTCAAAGCTAGTTGTTGTCCATGTTCCATTGTCATAGGTTGGTATGTCTTGATAAATTTCACTCATTTACAATCAATTTTACAGTATGACTAGTTTCAATCCAAACTTTAGCTCCACAACTAAGTGGATTGTCTGGTCTATAAACTACCCGGGCTACCTCATTTCCATTATCATCAAGAATAAGTGCTTCATGTGCATAATCATTAGACTTATATGTCTTGCAAGTTAAGACAGGATCTTGTGTGTTATGCTTTGCATTACTCTTAATCTGATGCTGGTTTACATGAATTATTGTTTTCATATTAACTATCATATGCTAGACCCTGACCACCTCTTACTTTGCTTGATTGTTCATCTTGAAGGTCTTTGTAGACTCCTTTAAATGATGCTCTAATCTGGTCAAAGTTTTTGGCAGCAGCTACTAGTGAATTAATATTTCCATCTCTACCTGCAGTAATAGCAGTCGTCTCCATATATCTAGCCAATCTATCTAACATAGATGCCATTCCTTTATATGCTCTAGATGTTGGAGTTTCATACATTCTTTCACAGAATAGAAGTGCTGTATGAATGTCATCATCTTCTGTAGAGAATTCTGCTTCTATTTCTTTTAGAATAATGTGTTCTTTATCTATCTCTGGAGTATGAAAGAAAGGATTCATATCCGGATTAGGACATGTCATATAAAACAAGTAGAGATATATTTTAAGATAATCATCCGGATAGTTATCCATGATATCTTTAAGTGCCTTTAATGTATAGCAATGTTCTGTAGGAATTACTATACCATTTTGTACGTCAAATAGTCTGACTAACATATTACTTCTTTTTAATAATATAAGGATTCTCCTTAAGGTAATTAATAACTGAGATTACTTCATCATAAAGATAAGGTACCGGCATTGGTATTACTTCTAATACTTTTGGTTCTCCATTCTCATCTAATTTAGCAATAGGATATCCATATTGATCTTCACCATCTGTTTCAAATGTAATATGGTGAATAAATATTTTTCCAGGTTGGAGTTTAGGATTATGCTTTAAGATAATATACATGTAGATACTTAACTGTAAAGCATAATGATTAAAGTTGCAATCATCTAAATGGTCTACTGGTGAAAGCATCTTCTCAGACATTCCTTCCCAGTTTTTAAATGATTCTGTTTTAATCTCTTTATTAGTTTTATAGTCAATGATATTAACTCTACCATTGACTACTTCAACTAAATCTGATTGGCCACATAAACCTGCTGACTTAAGATAGACCATGTGTTCTGGGTATATTCCAGGTTCAAGTTTTTGTGAAGGTGCAATCTTCAACCCATTAGGTTGTTCAAATGGTTTAAAGACCGGAACAGTAATACCTTCTCTTTCAATAGAAGCAAGTGAGCACAAGTCTGACTCTCTTTGGTTGTGATAGAATGTACCAAGAGTTGTAGCTCTGTTAGCTTCATTATCCCAAATCTGAACAATGGTTTTAGGATCAATACCATACCATTTAGACTTTTTATTCTTACTAACTCTTTCTGCTACTTTCTTAGCATCAAAAGGTTTCTTAAGACTAGATAGT